GATGATAAAAAAAAAAAAAAAAACTCCCCGCGCCGAAAAAAAAAAACCGGGGTCCAAAAGGCCTCAGGCCGTCAAGGGTGTATTGCCGTATCCAATAGCCGACCGGGGCGTTGAATCGGTCGTACTCAATGCCGCCGACCACCCGGTTCCCCTGGTGTTTCGGGGCAATCTGCGAGGCGTCCAGTTCGTCCGTCTCGAAAAGCTGCAACTTGAACGGGAGGATGCCGCCCTTTGTGTACCGCTTCACGAAAAGGATGCCGCCATCCACCTTCTTGCGCCGGACGGCCATGCGGAGCATCTGGTTTAGGCTTTGGGTGCCGGTAACGTCGCAATTTCTTTTTTTGGTCCAAACCTTCCAGAGCTTTTCAATCTCCTTGTTAAGCTCCTGATTTTCGGTTTCGGCCTGGAGAATCAGGCCCTTGCCGACAACGTTGCGGATAAAGGGGCTTATGACCGAGGCCATGACGTCGCTGTTGCGCTCAAGGTCCCTGGCTCTGGCCCGTACAACATCCCGGCTGTAACGGTCGGTTGTCTCTGCGCTCTGGTTGATGGCATACCAGTTAGCGTTTGCCCGTCCGTAACTCCCGGCGTCGTAGTGCCTCATTTCCTCAAGGGCTTGCCGCCATGCCTCCCGCTCCGCCCCGGCTTGCGGGTTAATCCAGCCGATCAGCCTGTCTAAAATGTTCATGGTCTACCGCCCTTCAAATACTGCAACAACAACGCCGCCCAGGAGGTTGCCGTTGTCCTCTGTCTGTAACTGTGCCGCCAAATCATCCCGCATTTGCCGCAAGAGGGCGAGGTCCGCCCTGGTAACGCTGCGGGTGCCGAGCTTGTAGCTCTGGCCTCCTAAAAGGACGGCGTGGATAGCGGTATCAACCTCAAGGAGCCGCTGCGCTATGGTCTGCCGTTCCGGCTGCTTTTGTTCCTCTGCCATGCCTATCCTCCTAACCAATTTTCATTTTGGGTTATCCAGTTTTCTTCCGGGGTAAAGGCCGGGTCCGGGTCCGGGTCCGGCTTCGCCTCTGTCCGGGCCTGGACCTCAACCTCTTGGAGGTGGAATGTCCTGGCCCCGATCATATCGGCGGCGCACATGGCGTAAACCTCACAATCGAGAAAATGGTTGTCCCCGTGGGTGGTCTTCAATACCCAGCTTTGTACGGTGCGGCCCCCGGCGGTCTTTACGTTGACCTTATGCTCCGCCGTGACCTGTTCGGCGTAGGTCCGATCACACCCGGCGTAGACCATCCAGCTCCCGGTCCCGTTCTCTTTCCTCATACGTCCGGCGATCATATCCTTGTATTTGCCGGTGTCAATGATGGCCAGGGGCATCCCGTAGGCTTTGCTATCGGTGCGGTTCACTTTGGAAAGCCTAAAATGGGTGTCCATCGGGTGGGAGCTGCCCTTGCTGGGCAAGGCCCATTCTGAATTGCTGGCGCAAAAATCATAAACGAGATCGGTGTTGTCGCCGCTGTCAATCAGGGCAAGGGCAACCACCAGGGGGTCCCCGGTTCCCTCCCGTATATACTGGAGGTTCATGATGCGCTCAACCTCCGCAAAAGAGCCGGCTTGTCCGTGGGCTATGTTCTGGCTTGTGAGGTAATTGCCCCAGGCCCGTATGGTCCAATAAACGCACGTCTCTTGTACGTCTACCCCGGCGGTCAAAACCTTTGCCCAGGCCGGGACGGTGTACTCCGCCAGGGCGGTCTGCCGCTCAAGGACAAGGTCTGCGCTTGTCTTGAGCTTGGTATCCTCCCACGGCTCCGCAAGCCAGGAGTTCGTGAAATTCTGGAAAGCGTCGGGGTCGTCCTTGCTGGTTAAAAATTCCTTTGCCATCTCCGAAAACCTCACAAAGGGGGAATAGAGGGTGTTTATCCAAAAGGCGACCTTGCGGGGGAATTGGGTCCGCTGTTCTACGGTCCGCCACTCCCCGTGCTGGAGCATCTCCGGCTTGTGCCGGTCGGTGATCACGGCCCCGCATTCCTGGCAAACGTAGGCGGCAAATTCCGCCCGGTCTGCGTAGCTCATACCTTCATCATCCGGGAATTTCACTTGTTTCCAGATAAGCTCTATATACTTGCCGCAATGGGGGCAAGGGACAAAGTAGTGCTTTACAATGTCCGCCCCCTCCAGGGCTTTCCAAATGTGGCCGGTCTTTAGGGTGGGGGTGCTGGTAATGTAAATCTTGCGGTTGTTGCGGAAAGTCTTGGTCCGCTCCCTGGCCAGCGATATGGGGTCCGATTCCTTTTTGGTTGCGCCGGGGTACTTGTCCACCTCATCAAGGAACAGGTTCCGTATGGCGAACGACGCAAGCTGGGAAGGACTGCCGGAGCCGGTGACCGTTATGCTCATGCCCTCAAAGAATAGTTCAGAGGTGGAGGATTCGCTTGCCCTAAACCGCTGCCGCAACGGCGGCGAGGCGTAGATCATGGGGCGGATTCGCTTCTTTACTACTCTTTCCCCTAATTCGTCCGACGGGTATACCGCCAACGTGGGGGCCGGGTCCTGGGCTGCTATGTAGGCCAGCATATTGAGCATGGCCTCCGTGCCGCCGACCTGGGTGGGCTTCACGAAAACAATTTCCTCAACGTCTGAATCAAGGAAAGTGTTCATAATCTCGACAAGGTACGGGGTCTTGCTGTTCTTCCAGGGGCCGGGTATGGCGGAGCTTGTATCCAATACCCGGTATTTCTCCGCCCACTCGGATACGCTTATATCCTCCGGGGGGCGTAGGTATTCGAGAGCCTTTTTCTGGTATGGCGTCACAAGGTATTTTCTGATACGCCAATTTCTAGGCTTTGGCATTTTTGCCCTTCGGTTTTTCGGTCACGCCAGCGACCACGAAAGCCTCAAGCAAGCCTTGAATTTCGTGCTGAATCATCTTGTCGAGCCGCCTTGCGCTCAACGGGTCTATTTCAGAAAACCCAGTGATGGCGTCCAAAATCCGGGAGGGGAGGCTCATGGCAAATTTTTTGAAAGTCACGAAAAACTTTTGATAATCCAGCGTCACTTCCTCGACCGCTATGTACTTCCCGGCGGCGATGGCCGTCTTCAACTGGTGGAGTTCGCCCTGGCTCTCCTTTAGGGCGATCTCCGCCTGGAGCTTTTGCTCCCGCAGCTCCGTCTCCTTTTCGGAGCGGTTTTTACCGTATGCCTTATCGCTCAAATACTGGACGTAGCTCTGAATGGTGGGGACCAAATCATACCGCCGCCCTTCCACCGTGTCGGTGGTGGGGAGTACCCCCTCTTGTGTAAGCTGCTGAATCCGCCGGACGGTTACGCCGAAAAGCTGGGCTATAACCTCAACCCGGTACATTCCCATGTTTGTCCCTGCCATCTGTCTACCTCCGTTCGTAGGGTGCGGCCCTGCAGTCCTGGTTGAATGGGATAATCTCTGAAAAGAGCCGGATGTAGGCTCCTACTAAATCCCGGTCAACGGTGACCACCGTGTTTTCGCTCCGGGGGTTCGTGTTAATGTTTGCGCTGCTCTCAATCAGGCAATCAAACCTTTCCCCTTCAATGGCCATTACTTTGGAATGGTTTCGGAAAATGACCAGCCGTCCGCCGCACTCTGCAATAAATTCCCTGGTTGCGGCGTAGACGTCCGGGTAACTGCCCTTGAAAATCTCGCCCATGAAAAAGTCAACTCTGCCGACAAGGCCCTTTTCGTGCCACTTGCGTAGGTCGGTAACGTCCTCCCCGGCCATGCACCACGTTGAAATGGCGGCGTATTTTATGGGCTGCTGCCGCAAAACCATTTTGAAAAAGGAAAAACTGTCAACGTCTCCAAAAGAAAAGCAATGGTAGCAATCCCCTTCCCGGAAATGCCAGGAGGGCATGGCGTCTTCAAGGGCTTTTTCGGATGCCGCCTTGCGCCAGAGCTGTCTTGCTCCCATCCTGTGGGATACCTTGATGCCGCCTTGCTCCGGGGGCGGCGTCTTCTTTGCGGCCTCCGCCTCCGGGGAAATACCGAGGGCGGCTCCCAGGTCGAAACCCTCAAGGCTCAAGTTATCAAGTTCAGCCATTGGAAAGCACCGCCTTTTGCCCGGTGTAGGTTTCCCACCGCTTCACTATGACGTCAACGTTGCGGGGTTCAAACTCCATCATGTAGGCGGTCCGACCTAATTGCTCCGCCGCCATCAGCGTGGTACCGCTGCCGCCGAAAAAGTCACCAACGGCCCAGCCGGGTTTGCTGGAGTTGTTCATCAAGCGGCCCACCAGGGGTATTGGTTTCATGGTGGGGTGTAGCTTGCTCTTTTGCGGCTTTGGCTCATAGTGGACGGTGGTGAGGTCCTTGTACTGCCGGATGTAGTCCTCAATAAAGGCCAAAAGCTGCTTCTTGTTCATGGCCTTAAAATCGGTTTCATCCTCCAGGAGGATGGTGTCCTGCTTGTGGTCATTGATGAAATAATGGGCGGCTCCCTCTTTCCATCCGTACAAAATCGGCTCATGCCGCCATTGGTAGTCCTGCCGCCCCAGCACAAAGTGCTGTTTCTCCCAAATCAGGACTTGCGCCAGCTTTAGTCCGGCGTCGGTGTAGGCTTGCCGGAAAGGGAGGCCGTTGGTGTCCGCATGGAAAACGTAAATCCCGGCCCCCGGCCTCATGGCCTCGCTGATATTCCGAAACGTGGTAAGGAGGAAATCATAAAACCCGGTTTCGCTCATGCGGTCGTTTTGGATGGTGCTTTCCGGGCGGCATTCGTCCGTCCGAAACTTTTTTAGAAAGTCAACCTTTTCCCCGTAGTCAACGTTATAGGGCGGGTCCGTGATCACAAGGTCCAGGGCCTTACCGGCCAGGAGCCGCCTTACGTCCTCCGGGTCGGTGCTGTCCCCGCAGAGGAGGCGGTGGCGTCCGAGCCTCCATAGGTCGCCGGGGCGGGTTTCGGGGACCTCAATCTCCGCCGCCGCCTGTTCGGCGTCGTAGCCGTCCTCTGTGGCCTCCGGCGGGATGTCAAGCTCCTGGATTAGGTCCTCCAGGTCCGTCCGCTGAAAGCCGGTAACGCTAAAGTCGTAGCCCTCCAGGTCAAGCTCAACCAACAAATCCTTTAGGATGGCGTTGTCCCACTTGCCTGTAATCTTGTTTAGGGCTATGTTAAGGGCCTTTTCTTTGGCCTTATCGGGTATGTCGAGGACGATAACCTCCGCCTCTGTATACCCTAAATCCATCATGACGGTGCATCTCTGGTGGCCCTTGATAATGGTCCCGTCGCTGTTTATCACAATGGGGTCCGCATAGCCAAACTCCGTTAAACTGTTGCGAATTTGTATATATTCCGGGTCGTTTGGGGTCAATTTTTTCCTCGGATTGTACTCCGCAGGGTGCAAGTCGGCGAGGTTTTTACGCTCAAATTTCACGGTCCGGCCCCCTTTGCGTAACGAAACGCCTAAAAATTTTTCATTTTCAACCGAAAAAACATCGCGCCTTCCATCGCCC